TTTGGGTTTGGTGTTGGGTTTCGGCCGTGTCCTTTTCCGATTTTTTTTTTTTTTTTTTTTTTGCATTTATGTAAAGGGTTACCTTTGTGGAAAGGATTACCTGCATTCGTAAAGATGGTCAAGCACCAAGAAAATCGACCGACAACAGAGAGCCAACAACCGACAGATCGTCCAATCCATGGACATCTAACACCATGCGCTCGAAGAGTTCGTTAACCTCGGTACTGGTTAAATGATAACGGGCATAACAAAATGCCATCCAATCCGAATCTAACAGGACCTCAGAAACAACAAGCTTGTCACGAATGTTCCTGAGGGTGATTCCAGACTGGCGGGCATTCCAAGAAAGCCCGTCATCAATACCAGTCGCATCCACGCGACGTTTTTGCTCCAAGCAAAAATCCCATTCGTACAGGAATCGTTGCATGAAGACGTCACGCAAATGTGGTACGTAACGAAACTCGTAAGCATAGCCGACAGCTTTTCCAGCCATATAAGCATGGTCAGAGACAGCTGAATTGCGGTTAGCACGCATGTTGAACCTGCCTAAGGCTTTACCCAACAGAGGAACCGTGAGGTGCCCTCCGTTAGAACGAGGCAGAAATAGCTTGCTGAGGAAGGTGCAATCAACCAAGTGAGCCTGGCGCTTGCACTTGGAAACCATTCGGGCCTCAGCTGCTATGTTCTCATACGTGGTAACCGCATGTCTACGCATGCCGGCTACCTTTGCGAGCATGTCATCACCCAGGATCACTGCTCGTATACTAGTGACCTGGGTTTTGACGCCGAAAGAATAAAGTATTACCATGTTCAAAAAGCAATTACGGAAAGTGGTATCAGTTACACCCGTAGGCAGCTGATTTTCGAGCACAGCTGCCACAGGTGTTCCCTGGAACGAACACGAAACTGGTTCGTCTTGCTATGGAGACGTATGAACCACTCAGGGCAACCCAAGCGGCGCATAAGCATCAACTCCATAAGCTGAACGTCAGAACACTGAGTCATGTCGTTCGAGGAAAAATCACTTTCAAGGTAATCGCCAGGAGCATTGGCAATAAAAGGAGTGTATTGTGTAGAAATGCGCTTATAGGCAAATCTACACTGAAAAGAGCCCTCCATGAGCAAAACAGATTTGTCAAACCGAGCCATAAGTTCGCAAAACATTGGACCAGATATTGCGTTGTAGAGATCTGATCCTTTGTAAATGACGCGAGGCGCCC